ATCTGATTTAATCCATCCTTTGTTTTTTACAATATAAGGTTGTGTTATTAAATCAAATGCTGCATTGTCTGAAGTTGTTTGTGTAAACCTACCAGTGTCTTGATTGTAATAGTAACGCATCTGTTCAAGTGTATTTGGAAAAGAAATAATCATATTTGCTCCTTAGTTTTGGAATAGTGTAATCGTAACGCCTGCTGCATCACCACTTGCATCTGTAATAATACCTGTGTTGGCGCCATTTAAACTGGTTGGCTTAACAAAGTTATTGCTTGCGTTTAAGTCATAGGTGTTGAGTGGAGTGCATAGCAATAACCAGCTAACTGGTGAAATAGGAATATCAACTACTGTCATTGTTGAAATATAAGTGCTCCATTCCATAAAGCGTTTGCCAACCCATTGATATCCACTGCCGCCATATGAATAATACAAATCAAGTTTGAGTGGTATGCCTGCTGTAATTTGTTTGCTTGCACCATCAACGTCATAATTCATTGTGCCTTGTGGTCCATCAAAAGCAACCTGCATCTGTTTTATTGGTGAAAGTGTGTTCCACGAAAATCCAAAGTAATAAGGATATGTTAATGGATCAGGATATGCTGTTTCATCAAAGTATAGTGCGTTTGCTGTATAAGCTGATTCAAGCATACTTTCAATATTTGCACCTGTTTCACTTGAGCTTATGGTTTGAAATATTGGAACGCCTGCACCTGTAATTGCAGCTCTACCCTCGTCTGTTTGCAGTGCTGCTCCAACCTTTTTACCATTTGCAATGTTTTCTTTTTCAATAATACAAACATTTTCAATTGCTGGTGTTATGCCACTTTCAAGTATTCTTTCTTCACGGGTGAGTCCGCTGGTGCTGTAAACATTTGAGTCATATTCAAGTGCTGTAATTGACAGTAATATGCCGCCATCTTCACCGTCAATTTCTTCAATGCTGATTATACGAAACAGTTTAGGATTTGCACTACTTCTATCAAAGTAAAGTTCATTGTTGATGCCAATAATTTCACCTGCTCTTAAACCTATTGCACGGTAGTCAGTTGCAAACTCAATTGCCATATCTACTCTTGTTTGTTTGAGTTCAATTGCACCTAGTAGTTCTGCTTGCACTGGATCTGTAATCAAATCAAAGTCCATGCTCAACTGGTTGTCTAATTCTTGTGCAAATCTATCTTCTTGTGGTATTATAATAACACGTTCGTCTTTTTTGCCACGTTGATCCTTGCTGGTAAATCCAATACGTGCTGAATTGTAAACACCATCAATGCCAGTGCCACTTATAGTGATTGATCCAATAATGTTTGAATCATCAAATGTGTAAACACTTGATCCAGCCCTGTTTAGCACTGTGGTAAACTTGCCTAGACTAGGATCCCAAGTGACATATGTTTGTGTTGAAGCTGCAATTTTATTGATATTACTCAAAACAGATTGTGCTGTATCTATTGCGCCATTAATTTCTATTCTTGGTGTAAATGCCATCTCTTAATCCTTAATATGTTCTATAGACAACGCTTACGCCGCCCTCTAATCCGTTACCGAACCCGTCACCGTTGTAAAGTCCTGCGTGTCCGCCAGCGCCCAAATAGACACCATAGGAATTTTCTTCTGGGTCTGGACTTCTAAAAGCTGCTCTTCCTCCAACTCCGGGGAAGTAAGAATTTGGATCTTGGCTGCTGCCTCGTCCGCCACTGCCGCCTTGTCCGGCACCTGCTTGAACAATTGGATTGCCTTCAAAGAAAATTACTTCCGCATCACCGCCAGCATTGCCACCAGAGGCGCCACCGCCGCCTGCACTATAACCGTATTCAAATATTCCGTTACCGCCAGCGCCTGTGTTTCCATTCCCCCAACTTGAACCGCCTTTGCTAATATCAACACCAATGCCGCCACCGCCACCGCCTGGGCCTGTGTAAGTTACACCCTTCCAAGTAGCAACTGTATCAGTGCCGTTCGTGCCTGGATTTGCCCACTGTCCGCCTTGACCTACAGTTAATAAATTTGCAGAAAGAATATCATTAAGAGTCCAAGATTCATTACCATCAATATAGTAACCGCCAGCGCCGCCGCCGCCCCCTGCTATATGAGCTGCGCCTCCACCACCGCCGCCACGAATAATAATATCAGCTACTTGGAATTTTCCTGGACGTGTGCCTGGCATATAATATTGAATTGCGTATGCATCAACTGGGAAGCTACCAACTGTTGAAGTTTTTAATGTGTAGCTGCTGTTAAGGATTTCAGTTACTCCACTGTAATTTAGTGGATTAGTGCTGCCTGTTTGGTTTAATATTACATCGTTTTCATAAATTGATAATGTATATGTTAAATTGTTATTAGTATCAAACGATGGAGTAAAATACACTTCGTTATTTAATGAATATACTAAACTTGACATACTTGAAGATTGTATTGTAACAGTATTACCAAAGTTATTACCATCTAAATCAGTATCACATTCTAGTATTCCTGAACTTACTGTAACAACTGCTTTATAAGTGTTGCCTGCAGTTATTGGGAACGATTCAATAATTGGATCACTAAACAGTAATTGAGTAGAGTTTTTATCAAACGTTCTGGTGACATTAAGATTATTAAATGCAAGCAATACAGTTGGCACTGCATTTAGAGTAAATTTACTGCTACGAGTAAATCTGCCTTTTGCTATACGGTTTCCTGTTGCAGTTTGATTGAATGCTAAATTAAAGGTTGCTGGACTCATTGTAACATTTGTATTAGCACTAATTCCAAATTCTGCACTTAGATTAATAGTGCCTAATGGTTGTATTCTTATTACTGTGGCAGTTAAAGCACTTGTCGCTATCATCTGACTAACTGGCACCTGCACACCAACTTGCCACGCATAAGTTTGAAGCCCTGCTGCTGTTGTATAATTTACACTTACTTCATAAAAGAAACTGCCAAGAAAGTCAGCAGGTATAGTTATAGTTGGATCCTTAACTATATCCCATTCAGCAATATCATCAATCCCATTAATTGTGTAAACGCCATTTAATTCTGTAACTGTTGAGCCACTTGGAACTGTGTCCCACGCAACTGTTGTGCCTGCAACACCGCTCACATCAATTGAATAACTTACCAGTGTGACTTCTGGACGAATAATTTCTTCAATTTCATATGGGCGGGTAACTGTAATTGTAAAATCAGTTGTGGTTAACTCCTGATCCTGTGTAACTGGACTGCTGAATATTATATTTGCAGCCCTGTTGTCTGTAAACTCAATTGGTTCTTCACTAAAGCTGTTTAAATCTGCAAATCCGCCCATCAATCTATCTCCTCTGTGGGTATACCACCGCCATATATGGTGTTAGTCATATAATCATTCAGCACATCACCAGGTTTCTTTAAACTGTTGCGCACTTTGAATTCTAAGTTGCCAATGCCTTTTACTTCTTGTTCAGCATCATAATCAACTCTAATAATTGCACATACCAGTCCAGTCATTTGTTTGGTGCTGTCCCAGTTGCGCATATATTGATAAGCAGGTCCGTGATTAACTCCAAGTCCTTGTGGACGCACACTGCATGGACTTTCACTGCCATTGTTGTAGCAGTATATTCTTACATTGCCGCTTACACTCAAATCATCTTTTGCACTTGCTCCAATGCCTTCCCAAGCTGCTGCAACTATATTTCCATCTGTAAAGAATGTTAGTTTTTTATTGTTCCAAAGTATTTCCTCAATTGTAATCACACTTGGATCACCGTTTAAGTCTGGTCCTGTTGCTTCACATAGTGCCACAGCATAATACATTGAACAGCCATCTGCGCTTAGTGCTGCATCAACCAATAATGGTTTTACCCATGCTTCACCATAGACAACTGGTATGCTGGCATTAGTGTCAGCTTTCATTTCAACTTTTACTTGACGTTCAATTGTTTCAATTGTTTGTTCTTGTGCAACTGTTGATGCTGCTGTTGCAGGTGCTGACTTTATTTGTATTTGTGGAGATGGTGCATTTGATTTTTTGATTGACTTGTTTATTTTTTGTGTAAGAAAGCTGGTTATTGCACTTTTAGCAATTGCACTGGGTGTGTCACCCGTTGCTTGAATACCAAACTGTCCAAGTCCAAACTTTACAATATCCTGTATGAGACTCATTTAGCACCTCCAAAGTTTATTTGTGCATTTGCAATTGCAGCAACTCTATCAAAGCTGGTGTCATTTGGATAGTGACGCTTCATTGAAGTTGCGTTTGTTTTGCGTCCTGCTGTTTTTTGCGACATCAGTGTAACTGTGCTTGAACATTCAAGAATAATTGTGTTGGTGCTGAGTCTATTGTCAACATCCCACGTTTCTTCTAAACTGTAGTTGTTTATGAATCCACTAAATCTGCCAATAGGGTTTGGTGTGTCAACATCATCAATAAATTCACCACTCTGATTAAAGAAAGCACGTTTGATTGTAACTGGTGATCCTTTAAAATTACTTTTAATAATGTCATCAATTGATTTGTCTGGAATGCCACTAAGAGAAATAGTAAGGTTGCTGTTGGTTGCACTTATTTCACTCATGCTACTGCTAACACCTACCAAGTCGCCCAAGGCAGTGTAAACTTCACCGTCAATTGTAAAGTCATTGCTGTGGTCTGAAAATAACAGTGTTTCAGGTAGAAGTGCACCACTCAACTGTGCGTATTCTGCAACTTCTATTTTTACAAATAGTGCTGTTCTTATGTGTGAATAATCACTTAGTGCCATTAATCTATTACCTCTACAAATACAAAGCTACCTGTCCATCCAACTTGACTGTATGCAAACATTCTTGGCTGGGGAAACTGTGTTGCTTTTACAATAAATTCACAGTCAGCTCCTACCAATACTTCACCAGTGCCGCTTGCATCAATAATAGGACGATTCAATTTGATTGAGTTTCCAGTTGTTGTTTGAACTACTTGATAAACGTGTCCACTTGCACCCAGTTGCACTAAATCTCCTGCAACTACTCTGTTGCCGCTGCCTGAGCCGCCTGTCATTGTAAATGTATCAAAGCCTGTGCTCCAGTCACCATTGAAAGTGCCATTTGGATTGGGTGGTGTTAAGTCACCTTGATATGCAAACAACCAGTCATGTCCACTGTTGTTAAATTTAATTGTGCTGGCAGTGTGTCTGTCAAATTGTTGTGCAGTGCTAATTGCTTCACGGTAGTCAACCCAGCGTGGACCATCTGGTAGTGTGACAGTAAATGTCCATGGCTGTCCACCTCTGCTTACACTTCTTACAGTGCCGTCTCTTGTGGTAGTGCTGGCTACTATTGGCTGATTGTTAAAAATAATTTCAGCTGAATTATCTATTATAAATTGAAAGCTCATTATGCAAATCTCCCTGGAACTCTTGATCCACCTTTTTGTGCAAGTGCATGAATATACCCTGGATCACGTGCCAACATATCACGGAAGCTTCTTGCGTCTACTGCGTTGATGTTATAGATAACCTGTTGTTGTCCGCCCATTTGATCAAAGGGTGTAATGTTAGCAGGACCAGTAATAAGTTCAGGACCACGTTCGCCTACAACACCAAACTTGCCTGCTGGCAGTGTGCCACCATCTGCAAAGAAGCCACCAAACAAGTCACCAATGCCACCTATTACGTTGTCAAGGAAGCCTCCGCCTCCGCCTCCGCCACCAAACAATCCGCTTACACTTTGAACAATGCCACCAAAGCTGCCGCTTACACTTTGTGATAAGTTATTGATTTTACTATACATTCCGCCTGTTATTTGATCCACCAAGCTGTCAACTCCTCTAAGTGCTGAACTTGCGTATGCGTTGAATCCACTGCCAATACTGCTGGCAATATTATCAAATCCTTTTGCAACACCTTGAGCGCCACTTGCTGTTTTGTCAACCATGCCCTTGTTCATAAAGTCAAATACATCCAGCACACCATCACTCATGTCTGGAATAATTGAGTTGCCTACAACTTCGTTATACATTGAACCAAACCAGCCAGTAACACCATCATAGGCATTTTTAGCACCTGCAGTCATACCGTCAGTCATGTTGTTCCACTTCTGTCCTACTGCTGCACTTATTTCTCCTACTTTGGCAGCAATGTTTTGCAAGCCTTCAACCATGCGTGTTATTGCATTTATAACACCTTCAATTACTGTGGTAACGCCTTCAATTGCAAATTTAAGTCCAGTGCCTATTGCTTCAATTACTGGTGTTAAGAAACTTAGTAGTGTTTCAAATACGGGCCATAGTGCTTGCAATAAATCAAACAGTGCGCCTACCACTGGCATTAGTGCATCAATGATGGGCTTCATTGCGTCAAATGCAGCACTTACACCATCAATAATTGTTGGCAGTATTGTAAGTGCGCCTTCTGCAAGATTCATAAGAACTGGTAAGAGGCGCGATGCTATTTCAGTGCCTAATCTGCCTGCTACTTCACCCAGTCTTGTCATTGTGTCATTGAATGATTCAGCATTTTGTGCTGCTTCTAAATCAACAATGTTTGAATTTTCAGCAACATCTTGCATTGCTAATTTTAAAGTGTCTGCACTGGCTGCTGTGTCACCAAGTGCTCTAATAATTTCAGGACCTACCTTTGTGCCAACAGTTGCTTGGAATTCAGCTGCACTAATCTCACCTTGATTGAACGCAACAATCATTTTCTCAAGTAGTTCAGGACCTGCTAAGAATTCACCATTCATGCCCTTGATTGAATCACCCAGCTTGGCAATAACATCATCAACTTTGCCGCCACCCTTAGCAAGTCTATCCTGTGTTTGACTTACTGCAAGTGCAAATCTATCTGCGCCTACACCAGCTTCACCCAACAGTTTACCAAACACTTGGAACTGTTCAAAGCTAACTGCATCTGCTGCTGATCCTGCTTGACGTGCTGCCTTAGCCAAGTCGTCCATGTCATCAATAGTGTTTTTAATACCGCTGATTGCTGCCATGCCACCCAGTGCTGCTGTTGCTGCAACTGCAAGTGGACCCAGTCCTCTGAGTTTGCTTGCAAGTCCGCCTGCTGCGCCACTTACACTGCTGATGCCTCGCTGTGCAGCATCTGTTTTTACCTCTAATACATAGGTGTCTTTAATTGTAGCCATTATAAGTCCCTCAGTTCTTTTCTAACCCAGTCAATAGTTGGCTTGGTCATGCCCTCTGGTGCTTGCCTACTGGCACCATTTTGTAATCGTTGTGCATAGTGATAATCTGCATTGATGTCATCACCTTTGAGCCTTGTGCTGTTGCGAGCATTGCCAGTGCGTATAGGTGTTGATTCACGGAACTTTTCTTCCATGTTCTTGGGCAAATCTTCAAGGAAGTTGTTCACGTCTTTGAGTCTTGCTTTTAGTTTGTCGCCTTGCACTTCGCACTGCCTCCATTTGTTTTAGCATATCATCTTGGCTGAGTCCGCTTGTAGTATTTACATTTGGATTCTTACGCACATAAGTCTCATATGCAACTGCTATATTAGCACAATCAAGGTCCAGTGTATCACCTTCTCTCAACAGTTGACTGGGTAATACCCCATATCGTTTGGCTGTAAAATCAACTGTTAACCAAACGCTGACTTCAGGAGTTAAACTTCCGAAGTCTGGGGTTGGGTGTTTCCCAATTGTTTTATTGTAGCCTCCAAAACAGGAACCATAATATCAACAGGCAGCATTTCGCCATCGCCTAATACTTGATTGCCCTTGTCATCCAATACTACTTGTTTGACGATATCAAATATCTGCTCTTTGTCGTCTTTGATTTGTGCTAATTTAAGGTAAGTTGGTAAGTCTTGTCTATCCCACATATAAAATTCAAGTGGTTCACCATATGCTTCTACAATAACTGGTGTGTCAACTACGACTTTTTTTAGTTTTGGTTTGGTTGCTAATTCTTTTAACTGCATATCAATGCTCCTGTCTATCTTTTAATTTGTTTGTCAATACAACTAAAAAACTTAGTCTTGAAGTTGCTTTGTCAATATCTCTTTTTGCACAACCTATTTCATTTTTAGCTTTGGCAATCTCTGCCATCAAGCTGTGCAATAGCTCACTGTCTGTCTTTGTATCCAATAAATCTTTCATCTTTTTATCCTACAATGTATTTAGCAAAGTCAAGAAAAGAGGGCTAAAAAAGCCCTCAGTTCCGCCCTCACGCTCTACTGCGATTATGCTACTGTATACGATCCGTCTACAGTGATTGTGATTGGTGAAGTCCATACTGGCTGGTCCGCACTAACAGTAGGCGCAAGCCCTGTAATGTAACCTTTACCGCTAATGGTTTTACCTTGAGCACCGCCAGCTGTGTCGCCTAAATAGACTTCAAAGTCTAAGTAAGTTTTTTCAGTTGACAATGTCCATATGCCTTTAAAGTCTGCTTCACCTGCGGTTGCACCTGAATCGCCAAAGAATGCAGTTTGGTCCACAACAATATTCATTGACAAACTGTTTGTCGCTGTTGTTGCAATCTGCTTCTTGGATGCTTCATCAAGTTGCGTCCATGTAAAAACGTCATTTGAGGCGTTTAGTGTAATGTCTTGTAGTCCTGGAACTACAAGCTCTGGAGTGACTGCAGAGTTTGACTCAACACTAACACCTAGTGTTGCTTGAACGCCGCTTACCCCTGGAGCTGGATATATATAACTCATATTGGTTTCCTTTTAGTTTATCCTAGTTAGTCTGTAATCCACAGTAACCACTAATAAATCATTTTGATAAGCGGTGGAGACAGTGCTTTCTCTTGTGTGGGCACCTTCAAATACTAATGTATCTTCAATGCCACGCAACCCATCAATGATTGTGTTTAGTTGGTTAAGTGGCTGTTTTGCATCAACAGCAAGATAGACACTAACAGATGTTGTTGTATTGTTGATGTTTGCTCCGCCTAAAACTTGTATAAGAGGTGAACTTTCAAATTGTGTTCTATCCACATAAAGAGTCTTTGGATTCTTTATATATAGATTTACACCTGACTCATCATATGGCAGTTCATCAGTAACTTTTATACCGTTGAATGCCAATGCTTTGATACTGTCAATTATCTCTGTTCTCATCTTACTCGTCTCAAGCTGATAAAGCCTGGATCCTTCTCAATGGATTGCACTGTGCTATCCTCATTGAAGTCATACCAGTCACCTGCCCTAATCAATTCTTCAAATAGGCTATCTGCACGGTTTTGATAATAGCCCATCTTTGCTCGCTCATTGTCTGTTTCATCACCAAAGTCTGCAACTTGTGGTAATATGTAATCAGCAAGCCCAATGCAAACACAAAGTTCTGTAAAGTCACCTTGACGGGCTATTACATTGTTTGCGTCTACACTGGGAATGTCAGCAACGGAAGTTATTGAACCATCACGCTTGCGGTAGTAGTCTTTCCACCATCCACTTGCAGAGATTTTATTCAATAAACGATCCGTTGCTTTGATTAGTGCATCTTCTACAACATCGTCTGTTAAGCCTTCATTACTGTCAAATAGACGCTGGTCCCTTGCAGCAACATCACTGTAGTCTGCGAAGCTAACAACTTTTGTATCTTCAATAATAAAGGCCATAACTGTCTTCCTTAAACTGTGTAGTCTAGGTAAACGCCACGGTTAGCATCAATCAAACCAACTGCTGCGTGTAGACTTGCAACTACGTCAACACCAACTGCTTCTGGACGACGTCCAACTTCAAGGTCAATGTTTTTCTGCATTGCAATGCGCATTGCATCTTGTCCAAAGACAGCAATACCAGTTGTAAGATAAGAACTAACAAACATAGGAACGCCTGCGATTGCGCCAATCAAGCCACTGCGTAGTGCAGCACCCTGGAACTGTTCGCCACCAGCATAAGCTGTTGAACCAATTGCACTCATAACGTCTGCATATTTGTCTGCTGAAACAACGCCGTAAAGCATTCCTGTTTCACCATTGCCGCGGATGTCACCAACAGCACCAAAGATGTCATCAAGGATAGTTGAACCGCCAGTTGTGCCAGCTGTCATTGTTGCCAATACAGTTGCAACGTCTTGGTCAAAGCTTTTACTTACACTGTTACCAAGTGTGCGTCCAATTTCTTGTGGATCTACGTTACCCAAGTCGCGAACAACACTGCGAGCGGCGTAAAGGTTAGCAACGATTGTGTTTTTAGTGTCTGCTGAAAGCACTGTGTCCAAGTCAACGCCTGGTGCTGCTTCTGCAGATAGTTTAGTAGCAGCAACTGCCGCTAATTCTGGAACCTGTAGAACACCATTTGGTGCGTTTACTACTGGAATCATTTGTCCGCCTAGGAATAAACTTGATTCGTGAGCGGCGAAGATTGTTGCAGCTTTCGCTGGAACAAATAGAGCATCTGTGTTGATGCCTGATGTGTATGCTGAATTTGCCATTATAAATTCTCCTTAGATAATTGGCTTTAAATAAGGCCCTTTGCGCGAGCCTCTTTATACATTTGTCTGTGTTCTGGCTTTGTCAAGTCTAAACTTGCTAAGTCAAAGTCTGAAACACTTCCTTTTGAAGTAACGGCACTCTTGGTGTTGGTTGTTGCTGCGCCTGGCTGTGCGAAATGTGGGTTACTGTCAAGGAATTCCTTGACTAAAGTGTCAACTGTTACAAGTTGTCCACTGTCATCATATCTTACACTTCCGTCTTGAGCAAGCACTTCAACTTCACCCGTTTCACCTAACCTAACTTGACTTCCTAACAGTGCTTTAACCTGTTCTGGAACTACTGCCTTATGACGGGCCGCAGCATCAAGCAAGGGTGAGTTAACCTTATACTCCGTAATGATTTGATCCCTTTTGCGAATCTCTTCATCTTTGGCAGACATTTTTTCTTGTAGGGTTTTTTCAAATTCACCACGCTTCAATTGTTCTTCTTCACGACGCTTTTCAGCTTCAGTCTTAAGTTGACGCAGTTCTTCTGGATCACCTAACTCAGCATATTGACGTTCATACTTTGAAGCAAGGCTTTTTTTAAGTCCTGCCATATGTCTATCAAATTCATCCTGAGTGTATGTCTTACCGTTTACCTGATTTTCAGCATCAGCCAGTGCATCAGTTGCCACTTGATTGTCCATGATTTCTTCGCTCATGTATACGAAACCTCCTAAAATGAGTATGTTTGTTTATTTGTATAGTTATTTATCAATTGCTTGACAAACACTATTAAAATAAGGGGTTTACTTGCCCTTACCTCTACCTTTGCCTTTTTTCTTCTTATAAGCCATGTGTTACTCCTCTACTGCTACCCATGTATGACGACAGTTATAGCCGCCTCTTACAACAAATGGATCACCTGGTTCTTGTCCACTCCAAGTGCTGCGCCATATATCCCTAATTTCTTTTTCAGTGTATATGGCTCCATCGTGTTGTGCGCAGAAGTCTCTTGTTGATGCTATAATGCCACCAACGTATTGATACTTCTGTTTGCCTGTTTGTGGTGATCTGGCACGAGTTATAATTGCATCAAATTGATATACTGCATTTACGAACACTGTGCTGATTCTGTTTTTACTGCCTTTGCGAATGCCTCTTGTTTGTGAAATCAAATCATTTGAAACTGCTCCTGCAACACCTGCCAGCACTATGGTTTGAATAACACGATTCTGTTCTTGTTCTATTTGTGTTTGCACTTGTGCAATCAACTGTTCCTTAACTTGTGCAAGGTTAGTTAAAATTTGTTGATTGATGTCAGTGCCAAGAACACTTGCGTTCATATCAATGTTGCCCTGAACAATTGATTCTAAACGTGAGCCTTGTGCATCAGCCCATGACTTTACTGTTTGAAATATTGCCTGCACTTGAGTGCGTGTTGCACCAGTGCCCAGTGCTGCAACACTATCAAACGCAATTTCAAGTTGCTCACCAAGCTCCTGTTCAAACTCAGATATTAACCTGTCCATTTGCTGTTGATGTTTTTTTATTTCAGCAGTGGTTGCCATTATGGATGAATCCATCCTTGTGCAGCAAGTTCAAGATGTTCTTGTTCAGTAGTAACTACTCGTGTTTCACCTGTGCTTGGATTTTGCATAACGTGCATTTCAAATTGCTGCGGAGCGTCCAACTCTTGATTGATTGTGATTAATACATCTTCATCATTGATAACAGTTTCTGCAATCTGCTTTGCAATTTCACGTTTGAATGTGTCACTCTGCATTGGTGCAGTTGTTGCTTTCAAATACAGTTCTAAATCATTGCTGGCATCTTTTAGGTTGAAGCTGTCTGGATATTCAATAATGCCATCCCAAGTGTAGCCCATATACTCTGCAAACAATTTCCATATCTGTTCTTCTGCAAGTTCAAGACTGTCACCCTTTTCACTAAGACGTGCATTCAACAGTTGAAACTCTGTTTCCATTGCAACACCACTTAGTGTGCGAGCAGTTGTGGCACGAACGGCACCAGTATTAGCCATCTTGTCAATGCTTTCAACTGTTTGGTTGATTGCTGCAATTATTTTGTCAACACTTGCACCCTGGAAGTCCAACACGTATGGCTTCAATCCTGGATCCATATTTTCTGGCATATGCACAATAGCACCTGCTCCAACGCCTGCATTTGTTTCTGGTGTCTTAACTAAACTTGGGTGACTATCAAGTCTTATGCTTTGTTCAATTTCACTAAGGGCATTGTAGATATACTTCTGCGCACTTGCAATATCCGCAATATCTGAAATGCCAATGCCACGCATAATACTTCTTTGACTGTATGCAATAACTGCTGGTATCTTGCCAAGTCCGTTTGGTTCAACAATTGTGTTTTTTACCACATCATATTCTTTGTCAATTACAACTGTTCTTATAAAGTCTGGTGTCCATTCTTTACAAGTAACCACGTCACCATTTACTTCTTCAATGTATTTGAAATAGTCTAAACTATAACGTCCGTTGATTTGACGCTGCCAACTCCAGTCCAATACTGTAAGTGGACTCATCATTGAAACATATGGACGCACACCAGCACTCATTTCGTCGCCGCGAGTTTGTGCACCAATGTCTGGCTTGGTTACCATAATCCATGTGTGTCCAAATATACTTGCATAGGTTGATGTGTCTTTCATAAACGCATTGAAACTGCGTCCATCCATATCCGCATCATTTAGGAAGTCTATTACTTCACTAAGGCGTTCTATGCTGCCATAATTTCTTGTGGGTTGTTGTCTAAACAAGAAGCTGTTGTAGACACTAATAACACTGTTGCAGTGATTTTGAAGTGGTGTTGTAGCAAGGCGTGCAGCATATTCGCCTGCACTTTCATTTACATAGCGTGTGAGATGTCCAGCGTCCTGATACTCTCTTCCGCCAATGTAGCTTTCAAACATAAACTGCCACTGTTCTTTGTATTGTGTGTAGGTTGTGTTGCCGCTTAAAAACTGGGCAGCATCATCAATTGTTTGCTCTATTGCATCCATTATAATTTCCCTGGGTTTGTCTTGATATCAATGTTATTTAGTGCATTTTCATCATATAAGTGTTAAATAGACAATTTAGCGTATGGCATGCCCCCAACGCTGTGGTTCATCTCTGGTTTCAACCTTTTTGCGTATGGGGAATAGGTATGCTACCATGTAACTCAGTGCGTCAAACTGGTGATCATATCCACTGTCTTTGTCTGGAATCATTGTGTGCTGTTTGAAACTGTGTTTTTCAAGGCACTCAATAGTTGTTTTACAATTTTTAGTAATGTAAAGATGTATGTCACCCTGTGCATTTTTAAAACGTGCATTGGTAGCGTTGATTCTATCCTT